TCCTTTCTCTTATCTGAAGGGATTCAAACCGAATCAGTTCGATGTCCTGCGTCTGCGGACTTGGTTCTCGGGGTTGGGCAAAGTTCGCCCCGTCTCGAGTCGCTTCATAATGGAAGTGGTTCTTACGGTGATGCGGTTGCGGCCTGGTCGGAAAGAGTCCTTTCGAGAACGTTGTTTGATTGGCAGAAAGTGGCGTTGAATGGTCAGTTGACCCATGACGAGAATGGTGACCTAATGTTTCGTGAAGCGTTGACTTCATGTGCCAGGCAAAATGGTAAAAGCGTTGCACTTACTAGCCTCTGTGGATTCTTCTTGACCGACTGGTCAGCGATGCGCGGCAAACCGATTCACGTTCTTTCCGTTGCCAACAAACTTGATCGCGCGGTTGCAATCTTTAATGAACTTGCTCCGGTACTCGAGGCACAATTTGAGGGTCATGTAACTTGGAGTTACGGACGCAACAAGGTGGAGATGCCGAACGGGTCAACATGGGAAGTCAGGGCTGCAACCCCGAACCTTCACGGCGGAACTTACGATCTGATTGTTGTTGACGAAATCTGGAATGTCTCCGAAGAAGTCTATTTTGACGCGCTTCGCCCGTCGCAGATCGCGGTCAAGTCTCCGCTCCTTTCCTCCTGGTCAACTTCAGGCGATGAATCTTCAAAGACAATGCAGCGTCTGCGCGAGGCAGCGATTGGCGCAATAGATCAACAGAAACAGACTCGTCTTTACTTTGCCGAATGGAGTCTCCCGTCTGTTGACCCGAACGACGAAATCAATTGGGGGTACGCGAACCCCGCCCTCGGTCAGACGATTACCCTCGAGGCACTTCAAGCAGCTGCGGAAACTCCAGATCGTGCAGCGTTCCTCCGCGCTCACTTGAATTTGTGGGTCTCGTCGGCGGACGCTTGGATTCAGCCTGGAGTCTGGGACAAGTTGTTCACAGAATTTGACTGCCCGACAGGGGGCGTCCTCGCGGTCGATTCATCAAGCGACTCATCCAAGTACGTCGGCATTAGGTGCGGACTTACTGAAGAAGGCAACATCATCGCAACTGTCCAGTTCTCTACTGAGTCCCTTAAAGAAATGTGGGTGCATGTCAATAAGGCAATGGACGACGACCCCAAGTTACGCCTCGCAATTACACCGGCACTCGATCTACATACGCCAGAAAAGTTAGAACGGCGACGTCAAATTTTCGGCTACGCCGAGGTACTTAAATTTACGGGTCTGACGCGCTCGCTCATTCTCGAGAAACGCATTTACCACCGAGGCGAGGAACTGCTCGCAACTCATGTCAACCGCGCCGTCCTTGCCCGCGCAAACGGTCAAGTCGTGATCAGTAGCCAACGCTCCCCTGGCCCTATCGAGGCAGCGCGACTCCTGGTCGTTGCAGCAGCTCTTGTTTCTCGCCCGTCAAATACTGGACGCGCAGCAATGGCGTTCGGAAGGTAGTTGCATTTGCAACAAGTTTGTGGGAGACTCCATCCGTGGCGTTCTTCTCCCGAAAAATCACAACCGCAGAATTTGCATCGTCGCCTGTAAAAGCCGCTGCTGGTGTCAGCATGTCTGGCATCCCTGGAATGTATGCCTGGTCAAGCGGAACATTTGAGCAGATCGCCCTTAGTCTTCCGACGGTGTCGAGAGCGAGAGACCTTCTCGCCTCGACCATCTCAAGTCTTGAGTTTCGTCAAAAGGTCAAGCAATGGAACGGTACTGAGTACGAAGAAATCTATGTTCCAAACGAGTCGTGGATGGAAAACCCTGATCCGAAAGTTCCGCGCCAGTTCATACTTGCGAACACGGTGACGGACTTATGGATGACTGGACGCGCGTTCTGGGCAGTCACGAGCCGTAATGCAACCGACGGACGCCCAATGTCTTTTGAATGGCTACCGTCCGCCAACATACAAACTCCTGATCAAGTCGGCCCACAATTCTTTGGGATGCCAAAAGAAATTGAGTTCAACGGCATCCCGTTAGACCCGAACGAAATCATCACCTTCCTTGCACCGACTACTGGTCTTATGTATTCAGGTCGACGTTCTGTCAGCATCGCAACTCACCTCGACCAGTACGCAGATCGTGCAGCGACCATTGAGACAGTCCCTGGTTATCTTCAGCAGACCGCAGCAGGCGAGACAATGTCCGGTGAAGAACTTGGCGACTTGGCAGCACAATGGGCGCAGGCTCGTCGCGAAGGAAACGTCATCGGCGCATTAAACAACTACGTCAACTTTGTGGAATTTGACCGTGACCCGCTTGAAGTCAACGCAGCGCAACGCGAATACCAGGCACTTGACCTTTCCCGCATGTGTTCAGTCCCCGCCTACCTTGTTTCGGCTCCGACACCAGGCGCATCCATGACTTACCAAAACGCAACGCAAGCCCGTCAAGACCTCTGGCTATTCGGCGCGCAAATGTACGCACATGCAATCGAATCTCGTCTTAGCATGAACGACGTCACCGCCCGCGGACGCTATGTCTGCTTTGACACCGACGACCTTTTAGCCGTTGGCGAAATGTCAGATGTTCTAGTCGAACCACAAGTTCCAGACCTCGAGGAGATTCCTTCATGATCAAGTTCACCGCCGTCCCCGTCACCCTTGACGCAGCAGCTGGAGAAGATGCACCGCGCACCATTACCGGCATCGCAGTCCCATGGGACACCGTCGCAACCGTCTCAGGCGGCGAAAAAGTTATGTTCAAGCGCGGAGCCTTTGACTTGAATGCCAAGCCCGCGCGACTTTTAGAAAACCACGATGGACGCCCAATCGGAATCGTCAACGAACTCATCGACCTTGACAACGGTCTCGGATTCACCGCATCGTTCGCTCGTTCAAAAGCAGCCGACGACGTTGTTGAACTGATTCAGATGTCCGCATATGACTCGGTCTCCGTTGGTGCAGTACCCAAGAAATTCAAGTACGACAAGAACGGCGTCATGATTGTTTCATCCGCTGATCTACAAGAACTTTCGGTAGTAAGCGTTCCGGCATTTGCCGACGCAATTATCGAACAAATCGCAGCCTCAGAACACGACCCAGAGGTCGTTGAAGAGGAAGACGAACCCCAACCCGACACAAGTCTCCAGGAGGAAACAATGTCAACAGAAACCCAAGTCGAAGCCTCCGCGCCCGACGCCATCCCAACATCACCAATCTTTGCTGCAGCACGACGCGAAGTAAAACTTCCAACCGCTGTGGAATATCTTGCAGCAGCCATCTCAGGTGGCGACCAGTGGCGCGGAATGAGCGATGCACTTCGTGCAGCTGCACCCGACATCGTCACAACGGACACACCAGGCCTTTTGCCAACACCAATCATCTCACCTGTTTACAACAACTTTATTGGTCGTCGCCCAGTAGTTGATGCAGTTGGCGTTCGCGCACTCCCTGCCGGTGGCAAAGTGTTCATCCGTCCTGAAGTAACTACGCACACAACCATTGGTGCTTCAATTGCTGAACAGTCACCATCGCAAGGAACACTTGTTGTGTTCAACAACCAAGTCACCAAGCAAATTTTTGGTGGATATGTGAATATCAGCGAAGCCGATATTGACTGGAGTGATCCCGCTATCTTGTCAGTCGTTCTTGACGACATGGGCCGTATCTACGCCAACGCAACAGACAACTACGCAGCCGACCAATTGGCTGCTGGTGCAACAGTCACTCAAAACTTCACTGGTGCAGACACTGACGAGCCAGCATCATGGTCCGCTTGGGTATCCGGAGCAGCGCAGACAATCTTGTCTTCGTCCAACGGCAACCTGCCAACTCACATGTTTGTTGACCCAGAAATCTGGGGAGACTTGCTGTCACTTACAGACTCAAGCAAGCGTCCATTGTTCCCACAGGTTGGCCCTATGAACGCATACGGCAACCTTGCAGCGGGACAATACAACGGCAACGCTTTTGGCTTGCAGGTTGTTGTTGACCGTAACTTTGCAGCGAACACGCTCATCATGGGTGACGCTTCGGGCTACGAACTGTTTGAACAACAGAAGGGCGCAATCAGCATTGACTCACCATCTACGCTCTCACGCACTCTGGCCTTCAGAGGGTATTTTGCAGCATTGATGATTGACTCAAGCAAGTTCGTCAAGGCTGCTTTCGTCTGATTCAGGCGAACTCTTAAAGGG